CATGTGCGTTCACACGCACATGGTTTGATTTGGGCCCTTAGAAAAGGCCTGTTCTGATAGAGATCGTATACTTAAATATTGTGAGGATACGTTTACTCACATTTATTTCAAGTTATCGATCAAGCAAGGATACGTTTACTTGTTAAATCATTATGAATTTCTTCTTGACAATCTGAAAGCAGATACCCAACTTATATGTTACCGTTTATTAAGGAGTAGTATGCTCCCAAAACATAAAAATTTTGTCCCTTTATGGGTTTTTGTGGTTAAAACCTTTACACACAGCGTTTCGAACAAAATATAAAAATATTCGTTCCAATTCGTTATGCTGTTGACAGTTGTATGTTTCAATATTCTAGAATGGATTACTCCGGTTCTAATGTATTAGCAAATGTCGCAAACACCTCTCCGTTCCGCTTAAGGACGACGTGAAAAGTTAAGACATGGTATGTTACAGCACCAGTTGGTGCCGAGGACAACCTAGCAACATTAGACCTAGAATTTTTGCTTCATAGCAAGGTCGTAAACTCGACTAGATGGAACCAGGACATCGAAGAATTTCCTGGGTATACCCTAGCATGGGCGAATAATACTGCACTACAAACCAGCTACACACAACACACACATCGATGAAGACATTACAAGTCTTACTCGACGCAAAGTTCAACACTAGTTGGTTTTCCCGGGTTTGCCCCGAAGAAGCTTATAAGCTTACATCTTTCCAGGATGAGTTGCTGTGCTTTCTCGAAGCCAGTTTTACTCTCCTCTATGACATGCGACGATCGCAAGGAGCACTAGACATTAGTGTTTCCTTCGCATCCTTTTTCAGGAGCGTAACGGGACGTTCTGCAACAGGTTCTATGGCGACTCTTCTCACAGATTTGTCGTCTAAACTTGGCGCGTACGCCTCTCCTGCCCAGTCATCAAGCTGGATTGACGTCCTTGACGACTTGCACAAGAATGTGCATCGAGTCAAGGACAGCACAGTCGGACGCAAGATCATTTCCGTTCTCAACCATGTGGTAGCTCACACTTTCTACTACAAGATGGGATTGGAAATTGATTCCGCACTTTACCACAAGATTGAGAAGAGCTACATTCGCCTCAATCTTTGGAACGTTGCATCATTCGCTGACGCCCTCACAGGCCTACTACTATTTCTTGCGAAAGCTGGGAGACAGGCCCTCCTAACCGGCTCTGCTGAACCTTTCTACGTAGATTCCACCACTATCTCAGATTGGTTGCTCAAAGCCAACCGCCTTCGCAAAGATGCCGAGTTTCTCGGCAACCCTCAAGCAATTGGGCTTGACACACCCATGTATTTGCGTGATGTTGAAGACGCCATCGAAGAAGGACATCTTTTCAAGCGTGCCTTTGGTGACCTTCAGAAAACGACCATCAACTCCGTCATCCTGGAGCTCGAGCTTGTTCTCAAACGTCACAAGTCATCCTTGGCTGCCTCATCTTTTAGGTTTTGCCCTTTTGGTGTCAACCTGTATGGTGATTCAGGTGTTGGCAAGTCTTTTCTCGCCAAAGGACTTTTCAACCATTACTGCTCCGTACGGGGTATTCCCAAAGAAAAGGCTATCCTCTACCCTCGCGGACCTGACGATCCTTTCTATTCGCAGTTCAAGTCTTCTATGCCTGGCATCATTTTCGACGATGTTGCCAAGCATAAGTCTTCCAAGGTCATGGGCATTGATCAGTCTCTCTCTGACATCATTTCTGTTTGTAACAACATTCCCATGTTGACCAATCAGGCTGAGCTAGCAGACAAGGGCAAAGTTCCACTTCTTTGCGAGTGGATGGGTATCACCTCCAACATCGAGAACCTCTCTGTTGAGCAGTACTACGTCAACACATATGCCGTTCTTAGACGCATGCCTTATCGCATTGAGCCCATAGTCAAGCCCGAATTTCGCAAGGCTGGGACTACAGGTTTGGATTCGTCTAAAGTTCCCACAGGGGAACAGTATCCCGACTGTTGGACTTTCCGTGTCTGCAGTGTTGTCAGACATGAGAATGGTCTCACCGGGTGTTACCAGGACCGCATGCAGGGCACTGTTTACAACTCGTATGCTGATCTGCTCGCTTGGCTCACTATTCAATATGCCGAACACATTGAGAACCAAGAGAAGCTCATCAAGGCTGTTTCTGGTATGGGACCAGAGCGCCTTTGTGCTTGTCTTTTACCTCACTCGATTTGCTCGTGTCGAGATGGACCGGCGATTGCATACGATGCAGTTCCTCTTCCTCCTGTTCAGGCACAAGCTTCTTCAGATCTTCAGGCCCGTATGACCGTGCTTTTTGCTCAGAAGCGTAAGATTCAGGAGCACGGCAAGTCGCTAGCGGGTCTTGAACAACTCTTCAACACTCGTTGGTTGGAGGATGATTTTCAGGAGCTCCTCACACACGTAGTCAACGCGGACGCTGAAGTCGAAGTTGATCTTATCTTCAACTCATACTTGGGAGACTTCCGAGCTTTCATGGATCTTCCCATCCGTGAGCAGAGTGTTTCTCTCATGCGTGTGCGTGACTCACCGCCAGATGATGATTCCTATCTCTCGTTCATTCCCACTCGAGGAGGAGCTTGCTCCTACTCGCGCAAGTATCTCAAGGAACTCTATCTTAAGCTACAACCTTTCGTTGCACCTTTCAACTGGACTGCTCCACAGCTAGCTGCGCTTGAGGTGTACATGTACGAGAAGGTTCCTGGATATGTATCCGCTGGATGGGATGAAGCTTCTATTTTTCAAGGAGCCGTGGACTTCGTTGATACACATGAGCACCTCTACCGAGACGTTGATGTTAGTGCCAGAGAGTTTCTTCTTGCAGAACCAACTACAACTTGGAAGGAGAAGTGCTGTAGATGGCTCGGTGTTCAGTACCTTTCTCGTCCTTGGTTGTATAAGTCTGGGAGCTACCTGAGCAATACGCGCTTAGGCAAGTGGTTTCTTTCCGATCGCGTTAGTTGGTTCCAGGTTCAAGCCCTTCACGCCGCTGCTGACACCTACAACAATTTGTTAGAAGGACAACATCGAGTTGTTCTTATGGTCGTTGCAGCTTGCGCCATGGCGAGCTTGTGGGTTTTTGTCAAGTCCATCATGGATCGCTACGTGGCTCAACCGCAAATTTCAGTGCACACTGTTGGACGTAAGCCGATTGTTCGTGCTGATGAGAAAGCCAATGTTTGGGTTACCGCTGAGCGCGCCATCACTAACTTGGATTTTCATCCTAAGCGTCCCAACAACCGTACGCAGCTTGACAACCTTTTGGGTCACAATGTGAAGCACTTCACGTTTCGAGCCCCTGGTGTGGCCTCTGGCAGCAGTACGTGCATCATTGCAGATAACCAAACCATCGTCATGAACGCTCATTGTGTCTTCTTTCCTATGCGACTTACCATTCATTTGGGAAGAAAAGTCGATGAAGGCGTTTCTCCCACTCTCGATGTCGAGGTGACGGCTGATATGGTTCGTTTCATGCCTGAGAGAGATTTAGCCGTTGTCAAGACCTTAGCTCTTCCTGCTACCTTCAAGGACATTCGCAAGTGTTTTCCTATGCGCTCCTTTAGTGGTGAAGGCGTCGGAACTTACCACATTGTCCGAGATGTGGAGACAGTGGACATTCCTGTCTACGGTGTTCAACGTGTCACAACCACCATTCCTCTCAGCAGGACTGTCACTTTTTCCGGCGAGTGTTTTACTGGCAAGCCTAAGGACGCTACTCGTTACGGCGATTGTGGTAGTCCTCTCATCATGGAGACTGCTCGAGGTCCCATTGTTGCGGGTATTCACAGTGCTTTCACTCCGTCACAAGGAATTTCCTTTGCCGTTCCTGTGTACTACGAAGACCTCGATCTTGAAGAGGGTCTGATGGTACAGGTTGACGAAGTTGCACCATGTGTACCTGTCGCACAATCAACCACTGACGATGAGCACGATTACGATGTCAGCACGAAACCATCAATCTGTGCGTTGGTTGGCACAGACAAGCTTTACTCCAGTTACCACCAAGAGGGAACTCTAGCTACAATGGGACAGTTGAAAGGGTTTCGTCCGCGCTTCAAGGCATCAGGGCGACATTCTCTTATTGCGGGTTCCATCCTTCGGAGTTTACGTGCAAAGCGCCTCGGCGTCACTGATCGGCTTTACCAACCGGTTATGAGTGGTTGGGCACCCATGCAGAACATCTTGAAGGAATACCTATGTCCTACCCACTCTATTAGTGAGAGGCTTTTTCGCGTGTGCATCACATCTTTCAGCAATCATCTCACGAGCGGACTTTCAGAGGTGGATGTTGAAGATGTGCATCCTGTTACCATTGATGTTGCTGTTAACGGGTACCCAGGCGTCCCTAACGTCGATGCGCAGAAGTTTAGCACTGCTGCTGGACATGGCATGCCTGGACCGAAGCAAGCCTATGTGGAATTTGATGGACCTTTTGAGGAGTGGTCTCGGTGTCGCAAGTACAATCTTCGTATGCGCCGAGCGGTCTCACGCATTCTTCATAAGGCAGCGCGTGGTATCAGATCACATCCCATTTTCACTGCACATTTGAAGGATGAGATGGTTTCCCTCCGAAAGGTCGAGGCTCAGAAAACTCGTGGATTCTACATGTGCCCAGCAGATTATCTCACTGCTATGCGCATGTATACTATGGGTCTCACACGTGTTATGGTGCGCCGGCGCTCTCTCTTTCGAATTGCTGTTGGTCTCAACACGCACTCCGAGGAATGGGAGAAACTTTTCCAGGAATCAGAGGAAATTCCTGGTGAGAACTGGATGGCAGGTGATTTTGTCGGATTTGATAAGATCCTTTCGATTCTTATTCAGAACGGAGCCTCTCTTGTTATTTGTGCCGTTGCAAAACACTGCGGTTACAATGATGAGGAGATGATCATCCTGAAAACATTTTTGGCGGACACCATTACACCATCAGTGGACTTCTTTGGCGAGCTTATTGTGTTGTTGGGAGGCGAGGTTTCCGGGCATCAGCTTACCACTTTCTTCAACTGTATCTGCAACGTTCTTCTCCATCTGTACGCATGGGTGGTGTTGGCTGAGGAAAGAGGTGAGGATCCTACTGTCGCAGCGTCTCGCTTTTGGTCTGAGGTTTTCATCTGCGTTTTGGGAGATGACATCATGGCGAAGATTTCGCCTCTGGCTCCCTGGTATAACCACACCTCCGTTCAGCGAGTCTTCGAGTCCATTGGCATCCAGTATACCATGGCTGACAAGACCTCTGTGTCTCGACCCTACATCTCTCTTGAGGAAGTTACATTTCTCAAGCGTCAGTTCTTGGATCATGATACCATCAAAGGGATGAAGGTTGCTCCCTTGGAGAAGGACTCCATTTACAAGATGCTCCTCTACACAATTCCGTCCCGATCGGAAGTGGAAGAGGTTCAGCTCGCGCAAGCGTGTGCATCAGCCCTATCGGAAGCCTTTTACCACGGCTCTGATTTTTATGAAGAGATCTTCTCTCTCATCGAGGAGAGTGAGAAGACACCGGAGTTCGAGGCTCGACTTAAGCAGGTGGTTCTGCCTAGCTATGCTGAATGCTACGCTAGATTCGTTCGAGCTTCTCCACTCTATCGGGCAACAGCAGGTGAGCCCGCGCGCGATCGTGCCGAAACACCGCAAACCAGGAGTAGTTACTGCCTGCCGTCTGACGTTGTTGCACAGACGAGTTGGAGTGTGGATTCCTGGGGATCGACCACCATGGAGCGTTCCTCCGAAGAGTCCGACTGGACAGGGATTAGGTTGTCTCCCATCACGCACCACAAGCCTCGCCGGAATAAGAGAAACGACGAGGACGGAAATCTACATCTTACCAAGAACACACACAAGAACCAAGATTTCACCACCGGTACTTATGGGCAAATGGCGTCCGTATCGGCTGAGACAGCCATCAACAAATTTGTCAATCGTCGTCGACGACGTGTCAAGGAGATGCGATGGAAGGGTATCGTCCCCCAGAGCTCCTTGCGTCCTGACACGGAGGGCAATGTCAACACCACACAGCAGCTGTATACTTTCCAAGCAGAGCCTGACCATCAGCGTCTGGATATGAGCGGTAGTAAGAATTCTGTAGCTTCTAAGCAAACTATGAGTTCCTCATTGGCGGAATACATGTCTCGACCTGAGCTTGTACACACCTTCACGTGGAATGAGGGTGCTTCATTTGGTGTTGGAGCTGCTATTCCTGTCTGGGAGTTAGCTATGACACCCGCCAAGCGCGAGAAGTTGTCAGGGTTTGGTTTGTTCCGAGCTAACCTTTGTGTCAAGTTCGTGGTCAATGGATCGCCCTTTTACTACGGCGCAATTACTGCCACTTACACGCCTCTCATTGGGTGGCGCAACGATACAGCTACGACTCCTTCGCCTGCGCTCAATCTCATTCTGAATTCCCAGAAGCCTCACGTTTGGCTTAACGTGCAAAACACTTCCACCGCAGAGATGAAGATTCCATTCCTTTTTCCTTACCCACACATCAACACCAATTTGATCGACAATTTTGGAGATCTTGGCAAGCTGGAGTACATCATCTATGTTCCTCTTGCTAGCGCTAATGGTGCTACTGGTACTGCGGTTGACATTCAGATGTTCACGTGGTTTGAAGATGTTGAGCTTACGGGCCCCACCAATCTGCCTGTTGCTCAGAGCAGTGTGGAGTATGAGAACGACCATCAGATTTCTGGTCCTGCAGCAGCAGTCAGCTCTGTGGCGGGTATGTTGGCTAACGTTCCGATCATAGGGCCATATGCGATGGCCACGAGTCAAGCTGCAGGCATGGTTTCTACCGTTGCCAACGCACTTGGGTTCACCAATGTGCCCAACATCAGTGATGTCAACGCGATTAAGTCCAAACCTTTCTCGTTGGCATCAGCCGATATTTCGGAACCGATTGAGAAGCTTTCACTTGCCTCAAAGCAAGAGACTACTATCTCCATGGGGGCTTATGGAGGTACGGATGAGGATGAGCTCCACCTGCAAAGATTTTGTGGTCGCGAAAGCTTCATTGCAGCGTCAGCCTGGTCAACATCTTTGGCTCCAGCCACCCCTCTTTTCACGTCAGGAGTCACTCCTATTATGCATGCATCAGTCGGTGCAGCTTGCGCTGCATCGCCTATGACTTATGCGTCCACTGCGTTCCAGTATTGGCGTGGATCGATCAAGTTCACCATCAAGGCGATTCGTTCCAAGTACCATAGAGGCCGCATACAGTTTTCCTGGGATCGTTCAGCTGGCAACCTGAATCAGGGTCCCGTGCTCGGCAACGCAAACACCATGGCAGTGGTTTTGGATTTGGATGAGGGTGACGAGGTGTCTCTGGTTGTTCCTTACCAGCAGCAAAGCTTGTTCCTACCTACTCAGGAGTACGTAACCGCAACGGGTTTTGCGGGTAACAATTGGTCAGTGTCTTCAACACCGGCTGGTACTGGGCCAGGCTGGAATGGTGTTGTGAGTGCGCGAGTGCTCACTCGTTTGACTGCTCCTGAGGCGTCGTCAGATATTACTTTACTGATGATGGTTAGTGCCGGAGATGATTTTGAGTTGGCTGCTCCTATTACTCCACGTTTACTAGGCAACACCACTCTCACATCTCTTTCACCAACCAATGTTACGGTGTCTCAGTCTAACGTTGAGTACGATGTCAACGCTCCAACTGCAGCTTCCGAGCTTACCGCAGACACTCCTGAAGTATACATGGATGTGTTTGGTGAGAAGATTGCTAGTCTTCGTACGTTGTTGCATCGTTCCTCACGTGCCATGACATATGTCGATGTGGACACAGGCTCATTCGCCGTCGATTCGATGGTGATGAGACGCATTCCTCTCAAGCATTTGCCTCCTTCTCTCGGTTTCTGGAACAATGCGCAGGAGATATCTTCTGCACCGCCGAACAGCCGCGTCAACCTCACGGCTTGGCACCCTTTGCCATGGTTCGTAGCTTGTTTTGCGGGCTACAAGGGCTCAGTCAATGTCACGGTGAACAATCTGTCGGGTTCGTTGACTCAAAGTGGGTACGTAGATCATATGGCCATTTCGCGAGTTTCACGGGCTAGCGCGTTGACAGCAGTGCAACGGCGAGCCGGATACAGTGCATTCGCTATCAATGGATCAGCCACCACTACAGCAACGTACCTTTACGCTAACGTCACTCAGCAGGGAGCTTCGGGACTTGCCTTGACCAACACACGTACAAATGCTGGGTTATCTGCCAATCTTCCCTTCTATTCTCCGGCTGCATTTTATGTGGCGGATCTGTCGCGAACGTACAACAACCAGGATCCTCTTAGTGATGCCAATAATGATTGGTGGAATGTTGAGATCATGTACCCAGCCCCCTCAAATGTGCACAATGAGCCCATTACCGAAGTGTTTTATGGAACTGGCCCTGATTTCAACGTGACCACCTTCGTGAATGTGCCGGCGATGTACAATTTCGCATATGCCCTGTAAAGGGGTTAGAGTTTACCGACACTCTGTTGAAGTCGGAAGGCGTAACATTTTTGTAGTCCTCACGCTGATGAAGAAGGACAAGCGTAGCTTAGGCTAGCTCCACGCTGATGAAGTGAGCTTGCATATCGTATTTGTACAATATTGCTTTTACCCTCCCACTGGGAGCCCGATGATACGGCCGTCGGGGGTCTACGGACAGGACTCGCCCTAACTTGATTGAACTTTCATACTTAGGGCAACCTAGGTCAGAAAGACGTAAATTTTTAGTTAGTGCGATAGCACGAATTCCCA